TGTGAGCGAAGCGAGCACTATATGTTTGTTGTGTTGGGAGGCGATTATAGGTTGTGTGAGCGAAGCGAGCACTATATGTTTGTTGTGTTGGGAGGCGATTATAGGTTGTGTGAGCGAAGCGAGCACTATATGATTGTTTTATTGGCGGTGCCAGTATGGGTTGTGCGAGTACTAAATATAAAAACACTATATAATATTACTAAATGGAATATTTCGTATATGCCATTTTAGCTTGTATTCTCATTGGTATTCATTTGTTTTCATTAAAAATACTTTCTGTGGAAAAAGATTGGTTTTATGTTTTAATCACCATTATCGTGTTTACCATGATTGTTTCCCGTTTTTTGATTTATGAAGCGATGCAACGGATTTCTAATCCAACTTTAGTCCACTTAATCCTGAGTATGAGTGTGTTTGTTACCTTTTTCGCCTCCGTTTTCATACTAAAAATAAAAGATTTTGATTACCGATTCTTTTTATTAGGTATTGTGTTTATTGTTCTCGGTATTACTTGCATTCAATTTTCCTATAAAACAACCTAATAAAACACAGGAGCATTACTATACGCGTGCGTCTTTTTGGCAGGAACCGTCGCTCCACCACTCCGAGTTCGTTTTTTCGCTTGTCTAACATCGTTTATTGTTTTGGACGATTGATAAGACAAATCTTCTTCTAAATGGTTTTTGTGTCCTTGATTCAATAATTTTCGGCGTTCCATTACCGAAGATGCATCTCTATTGTTCATTCCATAAAATTGCTTTTGTTTTATTACATCGTTCGTTTTCCCCGTTTCAGTGCTTATTGTTTTACTATACAATACACGATTCATTGAGAAACGATTGCCATTATTAGAATGGATTCCTTTTTGAGGCATTGCACTGCGGGCATTTAATACACTATTGTTTATATTTTCTTGTATCGGCAATTGCGAAATACTCATTTATATACTATAGAAATAAATATAAAAACATCCTTTCGTAAAATAACTATAACGAGAGATACAATATGAACCATCCTAAACTTTTCATTTACGTGGACAACGAAGAATTACGCGCATATTACCAAACCAGAATCGCCGAACACAATACACATGTTAGTACCGACCCATTCCCTAATTCCGGATTTGATTTAGCCGTCCCAGAAACCATAACTATAAACGACTACAAATCAACTAAAGTAGACTTACAGGTCAAATGCAAAATGGACGATAACGATGTATGTATTGGATATTATACCTACCCAAGGTCTTCTTTGTCCAAAACGCCATTGGTCGTGGGGAATCATGTAGGCATTATTGATTGTGGTTATAGAGGCAATTTAATCGCAATGTTTCGGAATTTATCTCCACAACCTTATGTAGTTGAAAAACAAACGCGTTTGATGCAAATATGCCATCCTTCGTTAAAACCGTTCACAGTTCATATGGTAAAAACCGAAGAAGATTTAGGAAGTACGTCCAGAGGGGCTGGAGGGTTCGGGTCCACTGGAAATAAATAAGGTTTAGGCGAATAAAATATGCGTTTGTTCAAAAAACGATTGTAATTTATATGTTCAGTTTATAAACATATGGATTTTCTATCGGAAGATGTGGTACCTATAGTTTTAGATAATGGGTCTGGTATGTGCAAAGCCGGATTTTCCGGAGACGATGCGCCACGGTCCGTTTTTCCATGTGTAGTTGGACACGCAAAACACGATATGGCAATGGTAGGATTAGCCGAGCAAGATACTTATATTGGAGATGAAGCTCAAGTACGCAGAGGAGTACTCAATGTAACCTATCCATTAGACCACGGAGTCGTAACAAATTGGGATGATATGGAAAAAGTATGGCACTATGCATTTTATAACGAATTGAGAGTTAATCCAGAAGAACATCCTGTTATGCTTACCGAAGCACCAATGAATCCCAAAGTAAACCGAGAACGTATGATGACCATTATGTTTGAATCATTCAATGTTCCCGCCATATATGTCAGCATTCAAGCCATTTTGGCATTATACGCCGCAGGACGTACTACTGGAGTCGTAATGGATTCAGGCGATGGAGTTACTCATATGGTCCCTATATATGAAGGATATTCATTGCCTCATGCCATACAACGATTGGATATTGCAGGAAGAGATTTGACAGACTATATGGGTAAAATATTGATGGAACGGGGATACAATTTCATTTCGTCTGGTGAAAGAGAAATAGTGAGAGATATTAAAGAACAACTGTGTTATGTGGCATTGGATTTTGACGAAGAAATGAAGAAATCCAAAGCAAGCGGAGAAATTGAACGGAATTATCAACTTCCTGATAAAACACAGATTACAATAGGAGATGAACGATTCCGATGCCCTGAAGTATTGTTTAATCCTTGCTTAATCGGAAAAGAATCTAAAGGGGTTGACCAATTCTTATACGATACAGTAATGCACTGTGATATAGATTTGAGAAAAGATTTGTTTAGCAATATAGTCATGTCTGGAGGAACTACCATGTATCAAGGATTAAGCGAACGTATTACGAAAGAACTCACCCGTTTAGTCCCACCAAGCTCGCATGTACGCGTCGTCGCCCCACCTGAACGCAAATACAGTGTATGGATAGGAGGGTCTATTTTATCGTCACTCAATACATTCCAAGAAAGCTGGATAACAAAAGAAGAATACAATGAATGCGGACCAAGCATAATCCACGATAGATGCAATTAAACCGATAAAGATTTAAAATCGCACCCTTTGGGCGATTTTAAATCTTTATCGGTCATGACCCTTGTAGAATACAAATCCGCCGTGCGGATTTAATTCTTCAAGGGTTTAAACGAACAATACAAAATACAAATTATAAAATACAAAACAATAATATTATATTTCATTTATAGTATTATTATTATGGGCTCGCTTCGCTCGCCCACCACGTGGAAAAGATTTATCCGAACGTCAGTTTGGATATTTCGGTGAACGAAGTGAACCGAAACTAAACCAACCAAACCAAACGAAAAATAACCCAATAAAAGGAGGGTTTTTAAGGGAACCTTGGTTCCCTTAATGCCAGAGCCCAAACGTCCATGTTTTACGCGTCCTATATAAAAACTTTGCAAACACAATAAATAATATAATATACATTATCACCACAAACACCGAAATACCCAACATTAATAAATAATAAAAACCATCCGATAATAACCATGCAAAAGCCATCAATGTAATACTTTGCGAAGGCGGACCATTCGTAAACACTATAGGAACCAACATTAATAACGCATTTGGAATCACCAATATATACATCAGTTTCTCAGTAAACCCATTAAACGCCCATTCGTGACGACCCGGTTGAATATATTTCTCAATAAAATCAAACATCTTGTCCGTATATTCAGAGTCTTTTAATAAATCAATATTTACATTTATCTTCTTAATAAAATCCGGCAAATATAATTTTTCCAAACCAAACAACCCTTGTAATGCCAAAAATATACATAAAAATCCACCAGGTATTGTCTCAAACCCACCTCCCCATGGTGGCAATGGTATACTGGTAATTATAGTAGTCAAAATGAGAGCAATCACTATACTACTCGTACCAAAATGGTCTAATAAATCACCAATCGTATAGTCGCTTTTCTCATTGTTGACTAAATTTTTCAAATCATCCACAAATACCATTATACAATACCTGATATATGAATATGCAATACAACATCCGATTTTTTAGAAATATCGTAAATATTTGTTGGATTAATTCTAGATATACCTTCGTCCTCCCATGTCCATGTTTGGTATTGTTTTAATTTCAATTCATTTGGATAAAACACCAATCTTTTTTTCCCAAAATAAATTTCCATACATTTTTCATCAATCACGCAATCCCATAATTCAGACAAATTATAATCAATCCGTTGATGTAAATTATTGTCGCTGTCAATCCAATAATTCACGGATGGCAGTTTAGGAATTACTTTCACTATAAATCCCCCACTTATATCGTATTCCATCGTATGGTGCCATAACGGAATAATCAATTTCCTATCGTCGCGGTTGTATTTAAACACATTGTCTGTCATCACATCATCTAATAATGGACGTAATATCATCGTTTCGCTCTCTCCTTCTTCCACTATACTATCACTATCGTCACTATCAATGTCTACTTCATATTTCATATTCCATTCCGGATTGAAAAACACTTTGGATTTTTTAACAGAATCTTCACAATGATAGTTTGGTATGATTTCTCTCATATGGCGCTCTTTTAAACGCCCTTGTGAAAACCGAAGTATTGCTTGCTTTTCCATAAAATCGTAAAACTCTGGTGACAAATGAAGCAATGGCTTATAACTATACAATAGTTTATAAATTGCCACAAATTTGATTTCATCGTCCATATCTTCAATGATTTTCATCGCCTGGGCTTCGCATAATGTCAATATTTTACTTAATAAAAATTCGGTATATTCTTGCTTTATTTGTTCGTCTAAACTCCCCGTAAAAAATCGGAAAAACGCTTCATATGGATGTAATTTCGGTTTTTGATTCGTTAAATAATGATATGCTTCGCTTATTTCTTTAAACCGTTCGGCCGCGCCTGGCTCTTTATTTTTGTCCGGATGAAATTGTAACGCCAATTTATAATACTTCTTTTTAATAATATCGGGATTATCAATTGAGTCTAATTCTAATATTTCACATGCTTTCTTATAGTTCATTATTGAATCAACTATAAAAACACTTTATTCTTTTTTAAAATGAATTATATAAATGATGTAATATATAATACTCTCTAAATGATAAATAGGACGATAATTATTATTAAAATGCTTTAAAAAAGTAAAGGTTTTGTGCAAGATTTCATGTACTTGTGTTTTGTTCAATAATTTGTTTTGTATTAAATATTGTATTATATAGTTAAGTACTTCGGTAATATCTGTATTATAAATCAATAAGTCATAAATGTCGTTGCGGAATAATTGTATATTTATTGTTTGAGGATTCAAGATTTTTGAAATAATGACATCGGTGACTATATTGAAAATATCATTTGGTAATTCCAGTGTTCGTTTCAATAGATTAACTTCTTTTGCGTTTACAATTGATTCTGATGTTATTGCATCAAAATTCACATCCAGTGTTTTCTTCTCTTGTTGGGTCATGATAAACCCATGATTGTTGCCTAAATGCGACTTTTTTTGATATTTAAGAATACTTTTGTATTGTGTCTCGGAAGGACGTTTTACAGGTATTATTTGAAACGAATTCAAAATACTATTTGATATAAAGCTCAAATGTTCAGTTAATAAAATGAAATAGACTTTTATATTGTAAAATGGATGCCTAATATAGCTATTAAATACGTCTAACAGTTCATTGTAAATATTATGGAAATTTTTGCATACTATAATACCCATTTTATTTGGTTTTAAACTAATAATATCCACAATTTGGAAGAAAATGTCATACCATAATGTTTTAGAATTGCATCCTAATATGGCCATATCCACTTCATAATGTATGTCACTTATTTTATAGACAAAATCTGCTTTTTTCGTAATATTGATTGACTTTGATTTTTTATCCGATTTTGCTTTCTTTTCTGATTTCTCATTATTTACACATATCTTTTTGTCGTATTTTAATGTACTTTTCGTACTATGATGAATGTAGTGCAAACATTGACTATACTTGCCTACACCAGAAGGACCATAAAGAATTGTATTTTGTAGTGGCGCATTTTTGATTTTTTCGTCCAATTCTTCATGTATATTGTATTTACTTATAGATAATAAATATTCATCAAAGTTACTCTCATAGTATTTCATTTACATTATGAAAATGAAATATTTATATAAATTGGCCGAATAATAATTATCCATCTGTTTTTAATACAAATTTGTCGTGGTTTTTCATTGCAAAAATGAACAATACCAATGACAATACAACAATCCCAATCGGCGCGACATACACTAATGTTGTCTCAATTATAGTTTTTATAACCTTGTATAGATTGGTAAACATGTTGTAATACGCACTTAATCCAATAAATAAGGATACTGCCATCGTAATTAACAATGCATTAAATAAACGGATTTGTTTATCATTACCTTCTACAAACCATTTGTCAACCCCAGCTCCAAATATCAAAAATAATAAAAATATGAAAATAAGGAATGTCAATATAGATAAAAATGAACCGCCTGCATTGAGAGTTCTATCTAGTGATAAAAAGTCAAGCGGCTCTTTTCGGAAACGATTTGCGAGTTTCAAGAAAAAGTTAGAAAACATTCCAACAAACCCACCCAATAAACCAGACTCCATAAACAATTGCATTATACCAAGCACCACCGGTGTGCCCAATAATGAAAATATAACTGCCAATAAAAACATTACCAACGTCTTCACTGATTCAACGCTACCAACTATCTTGTCACGGAGCCCAAAAAACAATCCGAAAATTAATCCAGTAAACAAGACAACCGACGTCTTTTTCCACATAAAATCACGGAATAAACTTAGGAAGTTAATACACATGAAAAATGCAGTACAAATAAATGCACATATGAAAAACAATGCAGTATTTTTATAGTCGGTCACGTTACGATAAAACTTTTGTGTAAATATGTTTTGCATGTTTATTATCTTTATTGCGCCAAATTTAGCTTCCCTGTTTTTTTGCTCTCTTTTTACACGATTCGCTTTCTTTTTATCTTCACCATAATATTCTTCGTCTCGTATCTCACTATAGTTTTTAGGGAACCGAATAAATAATCCGAAAAACATTGAGACAAATGTAATACAATAAAACGAAAAACATTTCAATAATGGGTTTACGTGTATTTTATTGGTGAATTTGTGCCATTGCTTATCCAATAAATACAATAAATCATGCGGTTGGTCTAGCAACCATCCCATCGTTTTCGTAAATCCATTTGTATCATACTCCCATTTGTTTTTAATAAACGTTGTACTATTGCTAAATGTTTCTCCAATGAGACCCCATGTTAATGCAACAACCGTTGTGTACAATATCAACACTACTTTGCTATAATGCTCTTTTTGCTTGTCTTTTGTTTTTAAACTATTTAACGTTTCGTCTCGTTCTTCTTCGGTTTGTTCATGATACCCTTTTTCTTCGCGAGCTTTATTAATGCCCACCTTTTGCTTTCTAATATTTTCATTTGTCAATATTACTAAAAAGATTCCTAAAAACGTCAATACAGATGATAAATATATTGAAAACTCTTTGTATTTAAATAAATTATAAACTGCACTCCCTTTTAAATTGGTACCAAGCTCTCTCAACTCCTGAATCCATAAAAAAGGAGATACACAATACACCACAAAACTAAATACATAAACAATGTATTCCGTTTGCCTAAAATCAAATAAAAACGAGAAACTTATTATTTGCAATATTACTGATAAAATGTAATATACCACTTTAAATTGCTGTTTGCGTATATCTCCATCACTATTATTAAAATAATCACCCCATATATTTATATCTAATATGGTTCCTTTCATCGTTTCTGGAGAAGAAGGCATAATACTATATGATTAAAACACATTATATAGTACTGAAATTATTTGCCCAATTGCAATAATACCCATTGCATAATACTCTCATTATCGTCCTTTTTCAAATCACGTGGACATTTCTTAATATTAATAAACTTTGGCTTTTTCATTTTCTCCGTCTTGTAAAAAACATAATTCCCATACCGACCTTTACGCAATGAACATTCGTTATTATACACTCTCAATATCGTCTTGTTTTCTTCACGACTCGTATCTTCTATATAGTCAATTACCATAGATAACGTAATGTTTTCAATATTGTGCCTCTTTACCAGTGTTTCAATCGCGTTCTTTTTATCGCCCCACGTTACATATGCACCATATGGTCCCTTTTTAATCACCATTTTTTCATTTTCATAAATGCCTAAATAATCATCTTCCAATTCAATCAAATCCGATAATTTATACAATTGATTTTCTAATTTGTCAAAATCAATCTCTAAATTCGGTTTGAGAGATTTATAGGTTTTCTCTTCACAACCAATAACTCGTATCATTGCACCCGCTTTACCAAATATAAACTCGTGGTTTTCATCTATAACATATGACTTTTTCATCTTATTTTTTATAGGTTTGAGACAAGTGTCTAGCGTGTTCTCACATTGCTCCACAACACTATACCATGGGATTGAGGGGTCATTTACTAATTCGTCTAGATGACTCTCCATTTTACTAGTGTAATTATAGTCAAATATAGATGCAAAATGTGTACACAATAGTTGAATCACTTCTTTTCCTAAATCTTTTAAAATCAATTTGTTTTTCGCAGAGCCGAATGTTTTGGTTGTCATTTTTGTCTCAATCACGTCATTTTTGAGCATATATTCATTTTGTTCCACTACTTCACCTTCAATGTTTTCTTTATTTACATAACTACGTTGTTGTATCGTATCTACTAACATGGAATAGGTAGAAGGCCGACCAATACCAATGGATTCCAATTTTTGAATTAATGAAGCTTCGTTATAATGTTTGTCTAATTCTTTCATTGAGAGAGTCCCTCCAATAAAATTATATTTCACCACTTTCATGTTGAATTTCCCTAAATAATTCACTTTAGAACCATTTTCATTTATCGTATTTCTCATATTTCCTTCTCTCATTGAATATCTTTTATAGCCCAAAAACGAAGGGATTTCTATTGATGAATTGTAGTGCGACTCTGGAAGAGGGGATGATATTACGATAGAATGTTCAGTGTATTGGTAATGAGACATGCAACTTTCTAAAGTTCTTTGATGGATTAATTTATATACGTCAATCGCCTTTTTATCTTTATGGTCAATTGACAATAAACCCAAATCGGTGACACGTATGGCTTCATGAGGATTATTGGATTCAGTATTTTCTAGTTTTCCTAAATCGCCTAAATAATCTTCTCCGTATTTTTCTTTTATAAAATCATCCACTTGAGACAAAAATCCTTTTGCATATTGTTTACTTTCCGTTCTCATATACGTAATGTAACCTTCTTGATACAAACTTTGACAACAATCCATAACATGTTTAGGGGACATATGGAGAGAATTACTTGCGTATTGTAGTAGATGGGAGGTATTGAACGGTTTTGGGGGAGCTGACGATTTTGATTTAGGCGTTTTTAATTGAAAATTATGGGCAAATGTTTTTGATTTTTCTAAAAATTCTTCCATCAATTTTTCAGTTTCTATGGTTTTATTCAATACACAATCTATTGATGATGGTTGAGGGAAAAACGACGCTTGCACTTTGTAGTGTAGTTTTTCCGTTTTTTGAGAGTTTTCTATAAAACGTTCATAAATCAGTCTCAACGTGGGGGTTTGACAACGACCCGCCGATAAAAATTTAGAATTGTCATGCACTACTAAACGCGACAATATAGGACTAATCTGAAAACCTATCATACGGTCTA